TTAAGTAGATTTAAAAAAAATATCTAAGCCTAACGTTGATTCCCTAAAGGGATCAAAGAGAATTTTTTCATTGCACTCAACAGCTTTTTCTAAAAATTTTATTATTTTTGAAATTTCATTTACGGAAACTGGATAAATTTCGATTAGCCTCTTAAACTCATTGATTAATTGATTTAGCTGTCTGTCACTAAATAAATCGTAGTCTACATAAGAAAGTTCAGAAATAAGTGGGAGTGTTTCTTCATCAGAAATTGAAACTAAAATATCTGCAAAATTTTTTGGAATCTGATAGGCGGATAGAGACTGTTGACCGTCTTTAACTGGATTAATTGTCCAAATATGAATTAAATACATAGTTAGAATTTTGCCTATAGCTTTTAATTTTCATGCTTTTATATCAATATTTTATTTTGTATACAACATAATGATGATTATGCAAATTTACCCTCACTTAGAGGGCCACGCCTCACTCAATCTTTCTGCATCAGCTGCGTGTCCATCAGTTGATAGTGCTTTAGCTTAACTTCTCCCTTTCTTTAGGAATCATAAAAACGCGGGGAGGAAATTCCTTAAAATCATGATTTTTCAACTTATCAATACAATATTCCACATAGTAGCCTAGTCTCATTAGGAAGGTTAGAATACAAAAAAGGATTAAAAATTTCCTTAGAGCCTTATAAAAGTTTGAGTGAGTTCATGTTTGATATCAATGATGATTTAAGAAAAATTGAAAATACTAATTTTTTTTCTAAAATGGGAATTAACAATATCGATGATGATAGAGTTATTTTAATAGAAAATTTAGGTAAAGCTTTTTTAAGTCATTCAGACGAGGACTTTCAGGGAAAATATAACAAACTTAGATGGTTACCATCAAGTATTTCCCAAGAAGACCCATTTTACAAAAAACAAAAGAATACCTCAGAATTATTGAACTTGAGAAAATGTATTAATAAGAAAATTTTAAATGCAACAAGAGACATGAATAAGGAGTTGTTCATAATACCTCCACATGATTTTAGTCTTGCAGCTCGTGATTCAATTTGTTTCTGTTTCAGACAGTTAATGACTGAAAGATATTTACAATTAGGTCAAAAATGGGAGTTTATTGCTGAGTTATATTATTTAGGCCATTATCCTATTGGATATATTGACAATAAAATTGTAGCTATTTAAGCCTTATTCTTTATAAATCCATCACAAAGGCAAACTTGAATAAGCATAAAAACAATGAATTATATAATTTTAGAACTTTGGCCATGTGTGGTATGAGGTTTGGCCAAAGTAATATTTTGCAAATAATGCTTTAGGCTTCAGTCACTTTGGTAGAAGTTACCCCACTCAACACTGGCAACTTATACCGCGACTCGGCTGGTCTATTGGTTTTACCATACCAGCGGAATTCCTGAAAATCTGACTCATTATATAGTGCATAACAAACCATATTTGATTGATTGCCGCCAATACAAACCAGCTTACCAGTTTTGATATCTCGACCAGCAACAAAGCATACATGACCACCACCGCTACGAGTTTTAATCGCTACGCAACCATAAGCAGGTTTTAATAGTTTAGAGCCATAATTGACATAATCTAATGCACGGTACCAGTGCTTTGGATATGCAATACCTGCAGTCTTCAGACACCAAGCCACAAAAGTACCACACCAAGGTGTTTCATCTTCTTGCCACCAAGCACCAAGCGATTTTAGCCATTTTAGGATTGTTGGGTTATGAGCTGTTTTGCTTGTGTTTTCTTTTAAGCCTAAATGCTTCTTGGCTTCAATCATCCAAGCTAAATCATTTGTAATGGATACTGATCCCGAGATCAGTGTATTGACACCTGTTAAATTCAACTGTGGTTCATGCAACTCAGGCTGTTTTTTCAAACGTGCTAAAATCATAGCAACACCAACAAAAGCGCCGACGTATTCTTTCCAATTTTCAGGAATTGAGTTTTTAATTTCCTGAGGAATCAGATTCCAAATCATTAAAAAGTGCTCAGAGAACAAGCTTAAGGCAAAAAAAATGGCGCTTAATGCGCCGATCTGTACTGATTTAAGTTTGTATGACTGTTTCCAGTTATCGATTAATTTCATTTAAATATTGCTCCGAATGCTTCTTTAATTTCTGTGATAATTTCATTGAATGATTTGCCTTTAAGAAGCTGTACGGATTGATAAGCAATACCAATACATAGCATTCCAAAAATTGCAAAAATCAACATCACAAAACCTTGTGCCATATGTGTGTAATGAGTTAAGTCATAGTATTCAATGAAAGCTGAGCCACCATACAAACTGATAGCTACGCTAAAAGTGAACTTCATAATGACACCCATCGTGATTTTGATGCGACCTTGAGTATCTATATCTCCACTTAAAGTAAGTGCAAAAATAGCCCCAATAACGGCTGCAACAATTTTAAAAAGCCATGGTAGACCTTTGATAGAAATTGGATCGTTCAATGTAATTCCTCTAATTTTTGGCAATAAAAAAGCACCCGAAGGTGCTAAAACTGAATTGAATTTATTTGCTCAATATTTTCTGACTCATAAATAAGTTGTCGAGCTATTCGACTTCTTTCATGACAGTTTAAAATATGCTGAGCAAGGGCAAGTCTTAATCCTTTCAATTGTTCTGCATTGAGTAAAACAATTGAATTATCTTTTAAAGTCCACTCCACCTCTACGCCAAGATCACTTGCAGTGATAATTCGTGACTGCGAAATAATATCAGAATCAAAAATATGCCCTAAAAATGAGAAACCGCCATATTCGGCGGTTTCTCTTTCTTCTTTGATCTCAGACCATTTCTGATCCTTAATTAGATCTAATGAACGAGGATCAATCCACTGTTTTAAATCATAATCGAATACATGATAAATTGATGGCTGATCGGGGATAAATGCCCACCATCCACGATAATACATATTCGATTGTGGAGGATCAGAAACAGCCAAACAACCAAGTGGCTTATTTAATGCAATTGTTTCTTCATTCGCATAAATCAATTGTAGCAATTCGCCTCTTCTTGAGATAATTGCTGTCATTTTTTTAGCTCCAGGACTGATAATGTTGCTGTTAAGACAGATGCATTACCTGTATTCCAAGGTCGAATCATGAGTCCAGCATCTGCTATTGTGGTTGACCATCCCACCCTAATTGAATACTGAGCATTTCCAGTATATGCATCATCGATGATTGTAGGTAATTGAACAGCGCCATTAAATATTGCAACATCGTTAGTAATTTCACTTGAAGCCGCAACTCTTCCAATAAAAATTGGTGAGCCATTTCTGTATAAAACAACACCACAATACATAGTTTTTGGGGCATTGCTCACGGTAGATCCATTTGATCTCCAAGCTGATGCACACACGTTGTCAATATACACATAGCCACTGATTTGGCATTTCCCTCCACTTCTGTTCAGAGACAAAGATATAATGTCTCCAAAATAGTTTGATGTATCCAGGATTACTGCATCGCCTCCAGTAAATACCGTCGCACTTCTTTGAGAACTTCTTTGGATTGGGGAAACAAGTTTGATCCCCACTGGCACTGTTACTGCATTGTCTTTGATCTTAAGTGTACTTACAGCCAAATCATCGATATTTGCCTCTTTGACTTTGATTGTGCCTAAATTGGCACTGATCGCACTCAAACTTTCAGCATGAATCTTACTTGCAGAAATATAACCAATGTTAGCGTTATCAAGATAAAGTCCAGCTGGAACAACGGTCCCATTCGGTAATGTCACCGGTCCTGCTTGGTAATTAAAAGCATACTTTGCTTCATTACCTACCGATGCCGGTGCCGCTATTGCAAACTGATCAGCACGAATAATAAACAGACTCTTTCCTGAACCCTCGTTAATCAACCCAATACCAGCAACATAACCATTCACATCTGTTTTCACAGTGTATTGAGCTTTGATACCGTTAATAGACTGCAACGATTGTTGAACTAATGCAGTGTTCTCATAACTATTTGGTTGCCATTGTAGAGGAGGTTTTGAGACATCATCTTCATACAAACAAGCCCAATAAACCTTTGCAAAGGAATTATTTTGGTCAGGTTGCCAACCTGTGATGTAGAAGTTAATTGCACCACCAGTACCTGTATCAAACGATGTCTGGACAAACTTAACTACAATGACCTGTCTACCAAAAGAAGAATTGGTATTCCAAAGATTTTGATTACCATGCACATAAGCTGAAAATGAACTACCACTGCCACCTGTTGTAAACTCAGCTTCAAACACTAATGTGTATGTTTTACCATATACAAGAGATTTGGACATCGCCCTGCTCCAAAAGGGGTATGGGTTTTGTCCTGCAGGTTTATCAGCGGTAATCTTGGAATCTGTGAGCACATTAATTGATGCGTTGCCAACAGTTGTACCGACCTGTGTAATAGCTTGGGAGTTTGCTTCAACTTTTCCATTGATTTGAGTCACTGTGGCTTCCAGATTATTGGTTGCCGTAGCTGTCGCATTCAACTTGTTGTTGATAGAAACTGGAACCATACTGGCATCATAACCTTGAGGCTCAATATACTCATCTCCCTCCCATCGACCTTGAATCACAATCTTTGGTGTACCCGTATATTGATTACAAGTTAATTCATACCAAGTACCACCACGTAACAGCACATATTCCAGACTTGAGTGAGTCAGTTGCCCTAACCACATCGCTGGTGATTGGTTGCTCTGTGTCCAGAGATAACTGAAATTTACAACTTGTCTTTCAATATCTTGTGCGCCCCAACCAGATGCTCTTGCTTTCCAATGTAATGAAAGAGCAAAAGTACCACCGCCATGACTTGACCAAGGAGCAGCGAATTTTCCAAGTGGCATCTCGAATGCCAACTCCCCAATACCATTACCCATCAAAGGAATTAAGACCGGGTAATACAAGTTAGGATCAAGGCTTGAAAGGTCTAATGGGAATTTTCTCCCATTTAATGCCAAATCTGCTTTAGCCTCTACTTGTGTCAAAGCCTGCCCTTGAGAAGAAATTGTATTGCCTTGTTGCTCAACAGTGGTCTTCAATGAATTAAGAGCATTGGCATCTGCCTTGCCCTCGATTGCACTTTTAAGTCCTGTAACAGCAGAAGCATTCGCTTTGATCTCATCGTCATGCCTAGTTGTAGTCGCATCCAACTTGTTTACAGCTGTTGCTGAAGCGAAATCTTGTTCAGATAAGCTCCAATCAGATGGAATGTTGCCTTTCTCTATAACAGGTCTTCGAAAGTGATATGTACCACCCATGTGGCCTACTCCGAAATGGAAAGCAAACCCACCTTTAACGTATTTACGTGTATGGTAGTACCTTTGCCAAACGCCAACTTTTTGCACTTGACCTTTAGCCAATGTCAGATTCATGTACGTCATAGAATCTTTCCAATACAACTGCGGTGCGTATGGGAAACTTCCATCTTCATACATCATCTCTACAGAAAAAATACAGTCATCATCAGCATTCAACCTATTATCAACTTGAGAAGCCTGTGCCCATAAAAACCCTGTAACCCAATTATTGTTAGGTGATTGAGCTTTGATTGTAAATACTCTCAGATCAGCACTGTATCCAGTCTCGATATTTTCTGCATGAGCGACACCACCAGACCAGAACTCAGAATCTACCAACAAGTTCTTAGCACCTACAGAAATATTATCAAGATTAGCTTTTACACTAGTAATCGCCTGACCTTGTGATTTAACATTGCCATCGATGGTCTCTACTTTAGAGTCAAGTGCTGTTAATGCAGAAGCATCAGCCTTACCCTCAAGACTATTTTGCAAACCAGAAATAATACTGCTTTGAGAATTAACCTGATCACCAATAACCAATACATCATTTTTTAGATTCTGTACCACCGATGCATCAGCTTTACCTTCAATCACCGAGTCTAAAGAGATCAACTTAGAAGTGTTTGCTTCAGTCTCTGTAGCAATCGTGTTTACACGAGTTTGAACATTTGACAACGTTCCATCTATAGATGCTTTGTAGTTGTCCAATGTTTCAGTCTGTGACCTATCAGCATCTTTACTGCGTGTGACTTCCTGAGTTAAACCTTCGTTAAGCGCTTTGATCTCGTCTCTACGTTCTGCTGTTTCAGTTGCAAGCGCATTTGTTAATATCTGTGCTTGAGAATGAGCAGCCGTTGCAATTTTATTGACTTCTACAACTAGATCTCTTGCTTCAGAACCGATTTCAATACGACTGATCAAATCTTGATTTAGCTGACTATCTGTAATCTGACCATCAAGTAATTCAAGTACATCTTTGGCATCAGACGTAGTGGTACCGTTTGTCCAGTCAGACCAGTCTCCGATATTACCAATTCGATCAATCAAACGTGCTCGATAGAATTGAGTCAGATTGGGCTGTAATCCTTGGATGACTGCAGTTGTGGTTGGATAAGCAAAAGAACCTAAAGTCGCAATGTTGGATGTACTATCTGGTGAGACTTGGATCTCTACATAAGCCGTATCCAAAGCATTTGCTGGATAACTCCAATCTAGTTTCATACCAAATAAAATGCCAGTTGCCTGGATAAACGCCACTTTTGGTGGTTTGCCTTGCTTCCCTGTTAATTCAGTTAAAATTGAATAGGTGGGTAAAGATGAAATATCAAAAGCACTCATCGCAATAACTCGCGCTTCATATTTACCAGCGTAGATACCGGCTATCTCTGCCGAGTTATTTCCAGTTAAAGGTAGTTTTAGCCAGGTACCATTATCTTTACGCCATTCAACTTGATACTTGGTTGCACCTTTGGCTTGTGGCCAGCTGATGACCATAGTTTCAACAGACATTCCTTGCTGAACCATTTGTTCACTGGAAATGCTGACTGATTCAACAGGATCTTGAGTTGTAGGGTTAATAATTGAAATTGGGCGATCATCTATATACGCACCATGATCAATGGCATCAAACTTAGACTCATTGTGCTGAATTGCCGTAATGGTAAATTGGTGCTGTTCATCTTGAGAAATTGATACGACACGAAACTTCATTGTCGCTAGATCTTGTGCATCAATCACCCACACATTTTGTGGAGCAACAGAATCGAATGCTGATACAACAGTAACGACCCGAGCAGTAATACTCGATACAACTCTTGCCTGTGCCTTGCCATCCTCACCATTAACAATTAGACGGTCACCAACTCGGCATACAACATCATCACGATCTAAGGTGATTTGCTTTAAATCAGCACTGACTGATGAAATACGCCCACCATTTGCACGACCAGCCAACAACTCATCAGCGAGTTCAATCACTTTTCCAGGTAATGGAATATAGCCATCCAACCCCACTTTAAAGGTGACTGTTCGAGTTTCAAGTTGTTCAGTTTTTAAAGCCCATTGACCAGTACGTTGTGCTTGACCTTCTGATGTACAGCCCCATGCCTCTAGCTCTAATAAACGAACGGTTCTCGCCTCTGCAATTGACTTTTCATCACGTACAAAAACATATTCTGTCTTATAGCGATTTTGCGGATTATCCCAAGCAACCTTGACTGCATTATGCCGATCACGAGCACGTGTACCTGTGTAATTAATCCCCATAGCACCATCAATAATATTGGCGGATGTATAGGTGAACATCGTATCTTGTGGCAAATCAGCTTCACATACGATCGATGCACCATCCCAATAACTGATTGCACGAAATAAACCTGCAAGTTTGCTTAAAATATCGAAAGCAGATTCAGCACTTTGAATGTATACATTACAAGTGAAACGAGGCTCTTGCCCACCTTTGCCATCTGGTACCAACTGATCACAATATTGAGCCAAGCGATACAATGACCATTTATCAATCATTTGCTCGGTTAAACGGTTACCCAGTGCATATCGCTTATTGGTACATAAATCATAGTAAATCCAAGCAGGATTATTGCTGTATGTACGCTTAAATAGACCGTCCCAAATTCCGATGTAAGTTCGGCTTACAGGATCATAGTTGCTTGGTACCTTGATCTTTACACCCTTTAAATCAACAGCAATTTTGGCAATATTCGAGAACGTTTCAGCATCATATTGCACGCCAATCAAGGCAGTATTTGGGTAAGCAAGCTTAAGATCGACAACCTCAGTAATGGCTTGAATATACATCTTATCGCTGACATATTCTGAGCTTGAATTTGGTGTTTTCCGAGTAACACGAATCAGCCAATTGTTATTAGCTTCTGGAAGCCCAATTCGATGGGTACGTTCATAATTTGCTGAAGTTTTACCTGACATCTGAGTATCAAGCATTAACTCCCACGATCCGCCATCGGTTTGTACTTCAATGGTGTAATCAATCACAATACCCGAGACATCACCATTTTTAGGATCTTGTTGTTTTAAAGCACCAAATCTAACACGTACAATCACAGCATCAAGTGTAAGATTAGTCACACCTTTCACCCAAGGCGTATCACTTTTAAGTTCAACACCCACAGCAGTTTCAGATGCAATACTTTCAAAGCCTTCCATATAAGTTTGGTCATTGGTCCCTGATCGAAAATCTAGAGTGACATCTTGAAAGTTTCTTGCACCACTGTCGTTTTCAACAGGTGTGTCATCTAAATAGATAGACTTGTAGCCATTGGCTAAACCTTCAACTTCCCCTTCACTCATGCCATATTGTAAACGTGCATAAGTTTTAGATGCCGTTGTATCGTTAGCAACCTTAGGTTGTCTTTGGCTTTGACTACCACCTTTTGCACCTTTAACTGTTTCAAGCATACTTTTCACCACGCAATAAAAAAGCGCTTTACGCGCTTATATTCTTCTTAAAATTATTTCTTACCACCACTGCTGCCACCACCTGTATAACCAGCATCAGCAGAACTAAAGGTATCGACTGCAAACTGACCCGCATTTACAATGAATCCACCGACTTCGCGCTGACCATACAGAATTGGAACTGGATTACCTTGTGCAATTGTGGTCACAGCTCCACCAAAGCTTTTATTAGCCCTGTTTCCGTCTTGGTTTTGATCTTGTGCATCCGCTTTAGGAGTAAGCATTTGTGCAATTCCACCTACAACCATTCCTGCGCCTGCACCAATAACTGCAGTTCCCAATGCTGTTCCAGCACCAAAAGAAAATATGCCTGCAACAATCAACACAGCACCGAGCACAAGCTGTAAAACACCACCATTACCACCTGCTCCCATAACTTTCGGCACAATCTTGATAACTTTGGCACCAGTATCAAAATCGATCTGATCTTCACTGATGTTTTCATCATCTTGAAAAATGGCAAATGCCAAACCTTGTTCATGCGCATTCAGCATGAATTGTTCAAAGCCTGGTACTTGAACGGATAAGGCTTTGACTGCTTCACGGGTACTTTCAACAGCAAGCTTAAACTCCTTACCAAATTTCTTTCCCAGTACGCCATAGAGTCTGATCGTTTTAAGCATCTTTGTGCCTCACTATTTTCACAACACGTTCTTGCCATTGTTGCCCAAAGATTTCACGCACGGACTTTCGACCATAAGGATGATGTAGGATTAATGGTCCACCAAAGCAGCTCGTGCTTTCTTCTGATTTGAGTTGCCATTGATCGCCCAACCAGATCACAGCATGGTTCGGGTGTTCTGTACGTCCAACATTGCACACTAACATATCGCCATACTGCGGTTGGCTGACTTCATAAAATCCCGCTGCATCTAGGTTTTCTAGATAAAGCGATTTATGATCTCTATCATTCCACCAATTATCCAAACGCTCGAAATCAATGAGTTTGATATTTAACTCACGACAATAAAAATCACGAACAATTGAATAGCAGTCTTGGTACCCATGATGATAGTCACGACCAATGAGTGGTGCTTTATAACCACAGGGTTCATAGACTTGAAACTCAACTTCAGGATATGCACAAATCACCCATGGCTTTTCATGAAGTTCAATTTGTAATAAGTCTAAATCAGATGCGCGTGCTGTCGCATTTGGATGTGAATGTACATAGGCTTGAATCTCACCTTGATCTTCGGCATTCGCCAAGTCTTCATGGTGGATTTGAAATTGACCGTGTTCAGCGACATTACGGCATGGAATGTAGTCATTTGAAACAATAACCCCGCAAGATTCTGCGGGGTAACATTGTTTAGCATGAGATAGAATCGCTGTTTTGAGTTTTTTATTTAATTTCATCTTTACACCATTGAAGATGCAGGGAATCCACCAAAATGAAGCTCATTCTCACGACAACGGCAACCTGATGTTCGATAGTTACATCGATCTAAAACAGGATTGTCTGTCGATTCGTCTTTTTCGGTAAACATTGCTGCACCGATGTAGCCACATTCTTCACTTCGATATTCCCAGTTGCAGTAATTTGAAATTTGTCGTGTAGGAATCTTTAGCCCTTCAAAATCCACTGGATTAGAAAGTTCAAAGGTTACTTGCTGAGCATTTTCAGAAGTCTTTTGTTCAATGAACCAAACCTGCTCACGTTTCTCGCTTGAGTTCGCACTGGTATTCCCAGTACTAAAGTTTTCTGCATCCAGATATTTGGCTAAGGTGGTGATGACTTTGATCTTTGCACCTGCAAAGTCGCCAAACTGCAAACAATATGCAGTGACTGCACCTTGAATACCATTAATATTGTTAGCCATACTTAAAGTAGGCGCGGAAGCCTTACCATCACTTCGCATTTCTAAACCACTGACTTCCAGTGCCATGGGTTCAAATGTCTGACCATCAAAGATGATGTTACGATGCCAAACTTTTTTATCACCAGTATCAGTAACCATCGGACCATCAGAACCAATCGAGCTATAAATCTTTTCCCAATCTTGGAATGAAATATGTCCGTGGAAACGTAAAATGCCAGCACCTAAAGCGCTGGCATCTAATTCAAATAAGGTAATTAAACCATCTACATAAAGTTTCTGAAAATCACTGTTTAACATCGTCATTCACCACAATATCGAGGTTTAAACCCTCATCATCATAAATAGCCTGGATAGATTGGATTGAAATCCCTGAACGATTCTGCATAGAAACGATATAGGGAATCAGCCAACTGATAAATTGTGCTTCTTTTAATGAGATACGGCTTAAATCAGGCTCTTTATCCTTTTTTAAGCCGATTAATACATCATCTGTCGCCTTGTTATAATCAATCGATAGGTAATTTATTTTTGATCCAAACTCATAAGCAGATGCATCAATTTTAGCCATGAGTGCTGCAGTAAAACTTGCTTCGATTCGTGTAAATTGCTTTGACATTTTTAATGTTCCTTCAAGTAAAAAGCCCCAACGAGTGGGGCATGAAGTTAAGTGGATTTAGGGGTAAAAGACTTGGGTGAATGTGGTTGAGATTGTCCAGATCATTCCACCCACTTGACTAGGTGAATAGCTTGTATCTGTTTTAACTCTCACTTCGCCATCTAATGGAGAATTCCAGAGAAATGAATCAGCACCTTTATGTCGATCAAAAAAATCTTTGATTTGAAGAATCTCATCCTTTGATGATGTGCGTTTATATGCCCACTCACCCTTTCTATTGTTGATACCTACTGAGATATTTTGTTCGTAGCCATCACCAAATTTCGAATTCAGGATATTGAAGTTTTGTTTGCTTGAGTTCCCATCCAAATCACATGGGAATGTAAATTTTTCATAGCTCATAAATTGCGTCCAATAAAAAACCCACTCAGTTGAGTAGGTTTGATTAAGGTAAAGGTTCAATTTATACAGGATAAAATCCTATCAAGACTGTAAAACATATTTGGCGTTAAAGACTAAGCCAGGTAATACCATATCGGGCTTATCATTGAAGCAAACATATTTAACAACCATGCCCGATGGATTTACAACATTATATTGAGTACCTGATTTAGATACATACACCAATGAGCCATTATCAAGTTTTTGAAGACCTGTGTTTACCAAATGAGATGCTTGAGTAAAAGACTGTCTGACATTTCCTACAGCAACAAAATAATTACATCCCAACTTGAGAGAGGTTTCAGCTGCCTTTTTTACTGAGTATTCTCTCCTTAAATAAGGCGGTGTAGATTTATTAATTCTTGATGTAACTTCAAATACATTGTCATCAATGATCGTAGCTTTGACGCCCAAATTACCAGGTCCACTAGCTTCACGGTAAGAAGTAGCACACCCAGTAATTATTACAGCCAAAACAGCTAATAAAAATATACGCATATTATCAACTCTAATCTAAGGTTTTTAATTAGACAGTAATTAAATTTAAAAAACGATAAATTAATTACATATTTAAAATATTATGAGATTTATTATACATAATATTTCAAACTTAATTAATATTTATGTTTTTTTATAAGCCACCGAGGTGGCTATCTACCTTTCTTTATCCTATCCAAAGCACCACCTTGACGTTCAGCATCTCTCCAAGATTGAGCAATTAAGGATTTGGTTTTTGTTTCATTTAGCTTTTGCATCTCCCTTAAAACCACATGTAATTCATTCCCATCCCATTGAGATGTTGCTTCTACAGGCTGAGAAGTTTGATTAATAATGGTGACTTTTGGTTGGGCTGATATGCTATTGCTGCGCTGAATAGATTCAAACTGCTTTCTTTCAACATCAGCATTACTCATTCGAGAAACACCAATCAAGCCACCATCTCTAAACTTTTCAGTAGGTTGCTTGTTAGGTAGAGAGAACTGATACTTAGCTGCATTAAACTCGCTCTGAAAAGGCAATTCACCTGTCTTGTTCATGTAATTCAATGCAACTAAACCAAGCTTTGATACTGCTGCTTGGCGAATCATAAATTCACCATTTGATGCCATGATCGGAATATCATCACTTGTTCCAGTGCCTTTGCCTGTGATGTGTCCACCAGTAGCAAAACCTTGAGGTGTAATTGCTTGAATCATCGTCAAAAATGTTCCTTGATCCAAAGCAGCCTTAGCCCCTGCTGCTACTTTCTGCCACACAGTACCTGGTTCTTTAGCATAAGCATCTGAAACAGAGGACCATAAATTCATACCAGCTTGAGTGAGTGCAAATCCCTGTTGCATAGCAAACATTGTTTTGTAAGCTCCTGAGCTTTCTCCCAAAATCCCCCTAAACATATTTGCAAATGAACCAGTTAATTGCTGAGCTTGTGTTAACTGCAAATTCAAGGAATCCTTTTGATACTGATTTTCGATATCAATCATCCGCTGATTATGTGCAGCCCAAATTTGCTCACGAACTTCTGCCAATTTTTCGAGATCAGCACCTGGTTCTTGCTCTTGTCTCTCAACATCAGCAATTTGTATGTCAAAAAGATTCTGTGACACATCCATTCGATTAAAACGCTCTTGACCAACTTGGTATCGTGCAGAAGAACCATCCATTTGAGAACGGACCGAATCCCAACCCATGGACGCATCCTTTAGGCGACGATTCATGTCTACTTGATTCTGTAATTCAAGCATCTGTGTTTTAAAGGCTTTTTCAGCAGGATCCTCATTACTCTGAGCAATAAGCCTTTTTTCTATATCATATTTAGCCTTAGCTAATTGAAGCTCTGACATATAAAACGCTTTTGTTTGGAGTAATTGCTGCTGTTTCGTTAAACGAAACTGTTCAAGTTCATATTCACGCTGTTCGTCAATGGATTTAATGGATTCAGTCTTTTGCTTTTTATTCAAGTCAGCACTGGCTTCAACTCTAAGTTTTTTAACATAAGCATCATTCTTAATCTTTTCCTCGCCAACCCAACGCCAACCATCAACCTCCATTGTGAATTCAAATTGTCTAAGTTGTTTTGTTTTCTCAAAGCGAGTATTTTCTTCAGCAATCAGACTGTCTAAGCCATTCTTGCGTAAATCCTTTACACGCTTAATATGGTCAGCTTCGTCTTTCTCACCTAGCGAGTAATAGTTAGCTTTTAAAGTTTCGATCTCCTTTTCTGTTTTTGCTTCTGCCTTGTCTTGAGCTAAATAAGATCCATAATTGCCAGTACTAGCCCCACCTTTCACCTTGCTTTGCATACTTGGTGATTGATGAAGAAGTTTAAGCACAACACCGTCTTCAAAAGTGATTGTGCTGTAATAGCCGCCACCTTTTGAATCATAGGCAGTCTTTACATCTTTAACCGCAACTTTAGTTGTGATTGGAGTACCTACAGGCATTGCAAAATCAATACCTTTATGAAAACTTGAGGCCCCAGCAGTAGGAGCTTTTCTTTGACCATAATCAGAAGAAACACGGTAGCTTGAAAGAGATTTCCCACCAGCTTGAAGCCGAGCTATATGCTCAGGTGATACTTTTTGCCCATCACGAGAGCCACCATAGCGAACATCTAGATGTGCGCCTGTACCTATACCTGAATTACCTGATATTCCAATTAATCGCTGTTGCGTTTTAATCAGGTTTTCAGTTTCCTTGGTTTGCTGTCTTTTGGACTCAGTAATATCATCCTCAAGTTTTTTAAGAGCTTGTTGTTTATCAAAATACTTTTGAAATACAGCCCACTCTTCATTGGTTAAGCTACGAGTTTTAGGAATTTTGTTATTATCATAAAAATCAGATAGCGCCTTACCCTTTTCTAGCCCATGACTTTTTATATTGATCAATGAAAAATCAGTATCTAGATTCTTTTGAGCATATGACTTTTGAAGTTCATTCAATCTTTGCTGTGCAATACGCTTATCATTAATCGCCTTGGTTTCTGCCTCACTTGCTTTTGTAGATCGACCTGAAACTTCAATCATTTGCTCTGTAACATCCTTTTGAGTTAAAAGCTCATTTTTAAGTTTTGTGATTGAGCTCGCTTGAGCATCTACTTTCGCTTTACCTTCCGCTGTCACACCATTTAAGTTATTAATTCTAAATGCTAAATCATTCGCAGACATATCTCCTTGCTTATATTGCATTGCAAGTTTACTGATTATTTTAGCAACATTTTCTGAAGCATCTCCTGAGCGATAAAGCTGCAGTGTTAATGTGATTAACTTAGTTTCAGCATCCTGATATTGCTTGGTTAAATCCTCCAGACTTGCTGTTTCAGCTCTAAGTTGAGTACGTTTTTGAGCTTCATCAAGATCATTATATTTTTTGATTATTTCATCAATTGAAATACCTTGCTCATTCAGAGATTTGGTTGCAACTTCAGTATCTCTACTTAACAAAAGCATTGACGCTGCAGCTCCTGCAATACCTACAACCAAACCTACGCCTGAAGCTAAGGACAAGCCCCGGATAGCAGTTGTTAATGCTGTTGTAGCACCAGTCTGAGTAACAATAGCAGCAGTTGCCCAACCTGCTTTTATGCTAGTTTCGACAAATGCTGCTACTAAACGCCCACCATAAATTGATGCGGCAATCCCACCTAAAACAGCAAGTTTATCTACATGCTCACCGAGAAATCCAAGACCAGTAGCCAAGGTTCCAGTTAATTTAGTCGTTTCATTAAGTTTGCCGAGGAAAACTGTTGTTTCGTTTGTTAGCTTTTGAAGCCCATCCTTAAAGCTATTCTCCATGTTGTTAGCAAGTTTTTCATTCTGCTCTCGAGTTGCAACCAATGTTTTAATGAGATCTTCAAGGGAAGCTTTACCAGTTGCTCCAAGTTGACGAATTTCAGACTCAGTTTTTCCTGTGGTTTTTGCCATATCAGCAATAATATTGTCAGCACCAGTCACAATCGAAATCCATGCATCTGCATCAATTGTTCCTTTAGCCATTGATTTTGATAGTGCATCCATTGCAGATTGTGCCTGATCAGCGCGTGTTGCATTAGCTGTAAAGGCAAAGGATAAAGAATCCGATAAGTCTAAAGTTTGCTTGGTACTGTAGCCAAGTGACTTCATCCCACCCGCAAGTGATAGGTATACTTCTTGAGCTTCGTTTAATGCCCGGAATGTTGTATTTGCGGTTACCAACAATCTCTCTTGAACTAAGTTGTACTCTTGAGCGCTAGATGTCGTATTTCGTATACGTGCCGCCATCTGTGTGTAATTATCAGCCGCAGCAATACCTTTACTGATAGAAATATAACCAGCAACAAACTTAGCCATTTCTTTGATGGCTAAGCCATTTTGATTGACTTGCTTTTCCTGATCACTTAAAGCCTTAGTCGTATTATTCACAGTAGTATTGAAGTTTTGAGTAATGTTGCTTGTGACTTGAATGGTCTTGCCAAGCTTCGACGTTGAATCACTCGCCTTTTCACCACCAGTAAAGATTTTGACCAACTCTTTACTCAAATCTTCAGCATTCTTTTTAGCCTGCTCAGAGCTGATTTCAATTACTAAACGGCTTGTTTGTTCTGTCATTTCGCTTTCCTACGGGTGAAAAAAAGCCCGCAGGAAAGGCGGGCAAAAATTTAAATAATTTCTAGTTGATTGCTTCAATAAGCTTTGTTGCAGCTAAAAGAATTTGAGGTATTGCAAACAATGCGATTACAAACAAAATCCAGTAGCAAAATGTTTTTACAGATTTATATTGCTCGATAAGTTCTAGTGCTTTCACAATCCAGTCCCCGATGTTAAAATTCATATATGTTCTAATCCTCAAGTGCGTGTTGTGGGTTGGAAACAAAAACCCCAAGAGCTGTGAACTCTTGGGGTTTTGTTTTGGGCTATAGAAAACCATACGAATATAGTTCTCTCATACGTGTAGCTCTATCGAATGATCACTTCTTCTTGCTCGCCTCTTCCAAAAACAGATTGTCTAAAGCAAAGATACAATCATTAAAAATCCATCTCGGCACTGGTGATTCATACTGATCACAGTAATCATTCACAGCCCCAAGACTTAAAGCCATAGGAATGCATTGCTCATACTGTCTAGAACGAGCAATCACGTAATAGGCTGAAAGAATGGAGTGAGCTGTGTATGAATATTCAGGCGGTAGATAGTAATCAGGCAATGGCTGACCTAGCTTTTGATAGACTTCTCTTGCTTTTTCGATGTCCCATTTCGCTGTTTGGTACTTGTAGAGCTGGATGACTTTCCCAATGTTTCAGCCTTTTCTTCGTTGGATTCAACTTGAATTTTTTGGGCTTCTGCAAGGATCCACACAATAAGCTCGATTGACTCATTTGTACTGGTGCAAAGAAGTTCAGCATTTTGCTTGGAATATTCAAAAATATTCCCTTCTTCATCTTCTAAGCCTTGCCAGTTCAAGACTAAATGTGAAACCGCCTTACTAAATGATTGGGCAATTTCACGAGAGCTTTCGTCTGTAATGTCTCGGACACCTTGAATCTCTTGCTCAATACGAGTGCCACGCAACTCCATGCAATGCTTGAATGAGGGCTTATCTATTCCTGCAATCAGGAATTTAGAACCATCTTTGTAATCAATCAGCTTGCTTGGAATTTTGGTTTGTTCTTGTTCTTCAATTTTAATTTTCATGCTTATGGACCTGCCATGATAGGAATACGTTTAAGAGTAGGTGCAGCATCTGCCACAGTGAATGAAAATTGAGTGTTAAGAATGTCGCCTGCTCCACCACTTGGTAGAGGTGCTGAAACCAACACATTTGGAAGTGACAATGTGTATTTATTCCCATCTTTATCTTTCAGGCTATATTCAAGGCTAATCGGCTCATTCAAGAACTGTTTTTCATATAACTCAGCGGTGTTTTTAGACCATGCAACTGTAAAATTACCGCTGCCTTTCATGATGGTTTCCAAAATCCCAGAAATATTGTTTTCATAATCCAAGCACTTTTGAATCTGCATTGTATTATCAATGGTCAATTCAATCTGAGTGACGCACATCCCTGCTTTCTTTTCACCTTCAATCAAGATGTCGCCGGTTGAAAGACTTGTAAATGGAATTGCATCTCCTGCAGGTGTTACGGTACCAGTAGGTGCAACCTCATATGCAGTACGTTTCATTGCCATAATTGAGAATTTAGAAGTCACAATGCCACTATCAGGGATGCTTAAGGTCCATTGATTGATATGGCAGCCTGTGAAAACTTGAAAGTTATCGATATCAGTAAAACCGCGAATAATCGAAAGTGTTTTTCGACTAGTACCACCAAACGTCAAAACATTACTATTCCAAGCATTGAAGGCAACAAGCTCTAAGACACCATCTTGAATGCCATAAGCCCATTCAGATTCAATATCACCTTGTACTTCAACACCAGTCACTAAAGTACCAGCTGCAATTCGTGAATCTTTAATTGTTTGTGATTCTGTGGTTTGTGCCGATGCATCCAAACCATTGGTGGTGAATGCAAATGTATTCCAAGTTGTTGCAATTACACCGGGTGATGCTTCAAAACCGACTCGGGTTAGCTGTTTAGCTCCAGAACTCATGAAGTTCTCCTTAATTTGGGCATAAAAAAACCTCCTATAAGGAGGTGGATTGGAAATAGTTAATTAATTTACAGTGTATGGCGTATGCACATTCACTTGATAAAAGTCCGGATTATTGGGTACTTCAATCACACTTGATGCTTGAAGCTCTAAACCACCAATTCTATAAAACTGTACGTGTTCCGCTAGTTTTTCAGCAACAATAAGAGCTGAGTCTGTTCCTGTATTGCGTGGAGCGAATAACTGAATGAACAGCATTCCTGTAGTCCGTGTGCACGGCTTATCGGCTAATCCTACAATACGCTTGTCACCACCACCAAAACTCACTTGAGCCCATATTTCGTTGTGTGGTGGTGTGAAAGGCTTACCGCCTTCAAGTGGTTGGTTTTGAAATTGAAAGTGTTCATTTTTTAAAGCCTTACTTGTAAAGGTTTCAATCAGCTTGCGAATCTCACGTTTCGCATCAATATCTCTCATTTATACTTACTCGCAATATACTGAAATGCCAATGTGTAAACACCATTAGGTGCTTGCCGTGAAAAGCCACCTGCAGATTTTTTAATGTACCCTTTACCTTTTACCCAACTTCCTTTTTTAACAGGATCAGGATAACCACCGTACTCGATCACATCACCGTAAGGAGTATTATTTTGGATATATGCTTTGTCACCAAATTTAAATGAAGCAATTGTCCCAACAGCTGCTTGTACTGGATCGCCATTGCCCTGCTTGGTTGAGTAATCTTCTGTATTGATCGATACAATGTGCGAGAATCTATAAGAGCCTTTATGAACTGGTGAGCGCACTGCAACTTGCTGTAAAGTATCTGCAATAATGTTCTTACAATGTTGATCTGCATCTTCTTTAATTGTGTCAATAAAGTCGGTTGGATTGATGGACCATCTGCTCATTCACTCACCTTTCTTAACTGAACTTTCCAAATACTTCCAGTCGGATCAGTACCAATATCAACAATACGAAAAATACCTTTTTCAGTTTTCCATTCGTCATCAATTTGCGGTACGGCAGTAACTTCATTTTGCAGCACAGTTGCTTTGCAGTCTTCGACTTGATAATTCTCAGGCTTAACCATGTCTTTGGCATATGAACCAAACAACACACCACGACCTGTGTAAACTACAGTTTCAGACTCAGGATAAGTTTCAGTTTCAAAATCCATTTCACCTGAATTAATAATTTTAGTGCAAGTGAATGGATACACCGCATCAGTAAGCTTTGTGTTGAATGCTTTGGCTAACTTGGATTGAACCTTGTTTTTAATCATCCCCGATATACTCCAAATGCAAAGCCTTTAGGTGTTAAATCAAGTGATGCAATATAAGCTTTAGCTACTTGCTCATTCTTAGAAATAGCCACACTACCTGCAGCAAAGGTTTCATCAACCTTAACCCCATCAGCATCAACCATTTCCCTTGTAGTTTGACGCTCTACGCCTGAGTAAATATCACCAGCTAAAATGCCCTTGATAATTTCACATGCTGCATCTTGCAATAAAGGATCAATTGGATCAGGAACAAAACCTATTTCATTCTTCATCCAAGTGTTTGCTAATTTAATGAGGCGAGCTTTATCACCAGCTGGTGCAAAATCCGCCCCTAGTATTTGCTCAGCCTGTTCTTGGGTAATAAAGCTCATGGGTTATTCCTTTGGTAGCAAAGCCAGCAAATCATCTTTTTTGGCATCAGATGGGAATTCAATTCCTTTCAATTTCAGAACATCTTTTAGTTCATCCACTTTAAGTTTTGAATAATCCACTGATTGAAGTTCAGCGATACGGGCTTGCATTGCTGCGGCATCGTTTTTAAAAGCAATAAATTCACCCTTTGCGGTGGCTAATTGCTCTTTGGTATTCGTTAGATCCAGTGCAACTGCATCAAATTGCTCAGTTGGTACCAAACCGGTCAAATCAACAGGTTCACCAAGCACAAGCCCAGCCTTTAACGCTTCCAATTGCTGTTTTAGCTCATCATTTTCAGCAACAACTTTTTCACATTCAGCTTTTGCCTCATCAACGACGGCTTGAAGTTCAGGTGTGATACCGACTTTGACATCAATAGTTAATGGCTTGGCTAGTGATAGTTCTCGAACATTTACAGGTATTTCAAGCGCTTCATAATCAGCTTTAATTTGCGGATAGTCACCATAAATCACAACTGATTCAGCATTTTTATTAGGCTTGTCATAGTAACTAGGGTTTTGAAAAGATCCTTGCTCATCAATTCCTGAGCTCTTTTTCGCATAGATTATTTTCAATTCTTTCTCCCAAAAAGAAAGAGGGCGAAATGCCCTCTTTTATGGTGTACCTGATAGATCAAGCAATGTACCTGCAGTCATCTTGTTGCTTGTTGCATGCTTCTTCCAGTTTGCATCCGCACCTAATTGTGCAAGTGTTGGGTTGGCACCTTTTGAGGTATCCCAAGAGTAACCGAGCAAGTCAAGGTTGAATGCACCTTCAGCACGCATACCTATTGCTAAGTTTTCTTCATCGTTAATATCGTATGCACGAAAGCCAGGTGCTTGCGATTCAGTGACTGTCACAGCACCAGCCTGCAAACCAAAAGCATCATCGTCTTCAATCAAATCAGTGACAAGAACTGGCTTACCTAATGTGCCCGGTAATCCCCCATAGATAACGATTTCTGATTCACCGTAAATTTGATTTGTTAATGCTTCATCTACAATGTCGAAATATGTATCTGAGTTCATCACCCAAAGTGAGATACGGCCAAACTTATCACCGAACTTACGCATGCCTTTAGTTAAAGCTTTGCGCCCATCTGTAGCGATGCTGCCTTTGGCAATCATTTCTGGATTGCTTGTAATGGCTGCTTTAAGTGCGGCAAGGCTATATTGCAAACGACCATGTACCAATGCATCTGCTAAATCGTAGCCAATAATTTCAGCAAACTCTTCTGGCGAACGTGCACGGCGTTTAAAAGCTTCTTCAGTAGAAGAATAAGGACCGTATTTAAATGGTACTTTTACACCAACAGATTCCCCTGCACCAATTTTTTTATTAGTCACTTTAGCAGTTGAGTTCACATCACGGTGTTCAATGCTACCACCAACACGATAGAAAGATTGTTTATTGAAATCACCTTGAATGATCTCATTTACATAGCGAATCGCCCCGTTAGATGCTTGGTTAAAGACGTTTAAATTGTCTTGGAGGCGCTCTAAATATGCTGTTTGCGCCAATTGATTATAGATAATCATGTCGCTATTTACGGTTGTAGTCATTACGACTCCTTATTTATCAAGTTTTAAATATGATTCTTGACCATGTGTACGGATGTATTCAGCTTTTGCCTTTGCATCCATTTGGCTGCGTTTTAAACCAGTATTTGCTCCACCATTGTTTTGGAAGCCTCCACCAGAACCTTGACCACCTTTTAAAATTTGGTCTTTGTATTGGTATCCACCAATCAAAGATTCCAAGGCTTCATCAAAATCAGCAACTTCACCAGGACGAGAACGTGAAAAGATTTTTTGACCATCTGCACCGTAAGCTACAACCTTGCCATCTTCGATTTTGAAATTTTTTCCGAATTGGGCTTGGATCATGTCAACAGGTACAGAAACTTTGTCGTGAATAAACTTAGAACGAGCAAAACCGCCTCCAATAAGTTCGTTATGCAATTGAGATTGATAAGAATCGCGCTCTTGAACGATCGGAGCATATTTTTCTTCAACAGCTTTAATTGCTTCAGATTTGATTTTCTCGACTTCACCGGCATCCACCAGTTTTTTATCATCGAAATTTTTTAATGTATCTAAAGCTTTTTTGGCAGCCTCAGGATCTTCAATACCCTCAAAAGCTTTCAAAGAGTTTTCTGCTTTTTCATAACGCTCACGATTTGTCTTTGCCTCCCCATTTAATCGTGTGATTGTCGCTACTGTTTGAGGTGCGTCATGTGCGACTTCTTTACCATCATCGTGAATGTAAATCGGTAGACCGTTTTCATTCACTTCTGCATATGTTTTATTTTCAATGGTTACTGTCTTAAGTTTCATAAGTCATCCGACCCTATTTCTAAATGAGCATCCGCTCGTTGCGCCTTGTTCATCCGAACGTTAGGCAATAAAAAAGCACCTCGAAAGGTGCTAAATAATTTGTATGCTTTAAGCTTTAGCTTTTAGATGTTCGCCAGTGCATGTTTGGAATGCTATAAACCACATCTTCAACCAATGATTTGCCGTATCGCGCATTACAATGGCATCAGCTCGACCATTATTAAATTTAGGTCTTAACTCATATTGCATAGCGAAAATATTGAGCTTAAGAACCTTGTGATGATCTTTTAAATTGGTTTTTTCGAGTTTTTCTAAAATCTCACGCTCAAATAACCATACAGTGCGTTTTAGTCCTGTTTTCTTTGGTTCTTTTTTCACAGCCCTAGCTCCTTAAACGTGTCTTCATCCATTTTCTTAAGTTCTGCAATTGTAAAAGGCTTACCGCTGAGAGGATCAATGAATTTATCCAATGGATACTTACCTGACTTATAAAGCTCAAAGCGAGTCTTACCTAACCAATTACGCTGAAAGGTTTCGTCCTGTGCCGAAAACCATTGTTTGTAAGTCTTATTCGCATCAACTTGACCAATATCCCAGTCTTTACCCTTTTCCTTATCAACAACATAAGGACGTACGCCATCAATATCACCATCAGCATTGCAAGCAACTTGAATGGTTCGACATCGACGATGGTAAGGTGGTCTTTCATGATTCTCATCAATCTTTTGTACACGGCCATCCCGCACGGCACAGAGCTTAGAGGTACGGCTATCAAGTGTCGCTATATCCTTGGTGTATTTAGCCCCAAGATCTTTCCATGTATTTAAATAAGTTTCATTACTGATGTGCGCCCTTGCTGTGCGAACTTCTGCATCGATAGAATTACGCGTTTGTTCTAATAAGCCATCTTTATATTCAAGCTTTTTAGTGCCTTTGATCCGATGAATAATCTGCTGATTAGATTGCCCATTAGAAACGCCATCACGAATAATGTATTCAGCTTTCTTGCGCATAGACTCAGCCACATCAGGAAAAATGAGGTCAATGAGTTGACCACCAGCAAAGGGCTGCTTACTGACTTTCTTAAGTAGCTTTTCACCATCAACCTTAGGCGTTTTCTTACTGGCCATTCGGTAGATGTAGCCAGCTTCATGAACCGCCAATGCAACTGCAGAAGCTGTAAAGACCTCGGGCAATGTCACGGCGATCGATTGTTGCCACTCTTTAAATAGATCCCGAATCTCTCTGAGTGCGGGAGTTGTATAAGCAGCTGAAGCAAGTGCCTTTAACTCAGCATCGATCAAGTCATCCAATAATTCTCTAAGCCTAGCCAGTTGCTCATAAGAAATCTTATTAAAGCTTTGGATAATTTCAATGATAGCTGAACTTGATAAACGCTGTAAAAAGCTATTGTGCTTAGTCAATGCATCAATGATTGGATCATTCATCAAATTCACCTGCTTTCTCTTGATCTAGTTTCAACCGCATTTCTTCAAAAGAAAGCTCGCTAAAAGTACCCGTTTGTTCATATTTGTACCAAACTGACCAAGGTAGATGTTCTGAAATAGCAGCATCGTATAGACGTTTAGCACGTTCTTCACTGAATTTAGGTTTATTAAAATCCTGAGAAATTGAGTAACTCAGTTCATTAGGACCAAACTCATGATCATCCATGGCAAACTTGGCACACCAACGTAAAGCCAGAGTAAGTGCTTCACTAATATTTGAGACTGCAAGTGAAACTACCGAATGCTGAATCGAATCCTCATTGTCTGCTTGAGTCGCTGTCTTATTGGCAGATCCAACCTCAATTAAACGTGCACCAAGCTCTTTCATTACAGTCATTTTTTCATTCATGAGCTGCTTTGCTAAATTGTTTTCTTTTGCTTGCACAATCTCAACTTTAGTTGGAAATCCAGAGCGTGCACCAATTGCCAACTTATCTCGCTTGATTATTTCATACTGCTCTGTACTCACATCAGGCAATGAAACTGTAGGTTGACCAATAATAAAACCTGATTCTTCAACATCAGCAGAATTACGATAGTGGGCAAGATTTAGATCAGCTAGATCCAGTAACGGTGCATTATTGATTTCGTCCGTGTTATCTACTGCACCGCAGAAAGTAAATGGAATATATTCCCAAGTTGCACCACTGTAGTCAGTTGGGATGATCTTCTCTTGCGCTACCCAGTTCTTGTCCTTATCCAATATATAAACCTGAACCGTATAAACAAAGCCATTCTCTGACTGTTCTAAACGCAAAACACGATACTGGTCTTGTGTTTTCTTGCTAAAACCATCGGGCTCACGCTCTGAAATAGATTCACGGATTTTAACAAAGCTTAATTTGCGCTGATTGCCGACTACGATATGATCCCAATCCTCAATCACAGAAGCTTCTAAAATATGAATCATTGGATAAGCACCTTTGAGCTTATCCTCTGCTTTATTTTTACTTGCTGCTACTGTTGGGTAATCTACATACACACCACAACGATACTGTTTTAAGATCGATCTTAACATTCGTTGTGAACACTGGAAGATTGATCGTCCTGACCCATCAGCATTACGCTCTAAATACTCCAACTCATCAGGTCGAGTAAAATCAGGTAGCTTATTGAAAGCTGTGCCGACATAACTACCCAATGTGCGACCTGTAACACCATAAAATACGGCGCGCCCTAGATAGTCTTGATATCTTTCAGCATCACCTTTGCCGAATGTTTCAGGAACCGGCAAATAGGTTTTTCCTGCATCCTTAATCGTTTTCTGACCTTTGCACACATCGTCTACTTTCTTCCAGAGCGCGATGTTTAAATCATAGTCTGCGTGTTTAGTTGTAATTCCAGTCATTTTCTATCGTCGTCCAAAAATAGGGAAATCCAATCGTGTCACTGGCTTAATGATTGGGAAACGCTTAGCCAATGGATAACCACCCGCATCGCCTACATGGTCTAATCCTGCAGTTTTATCAGGCATCCCGAACTTGTCATAAATTTGCTGTTCTAGAGTTTCAGTGAAACGAGGGCATTTATTTGTATTAACTTTCAACGTACGCTCACCATCGCCATTTAGAATCAATGCATTCACTGCATTAATACGATCTTTAATTGCGGGGTTAGTTCCATCAACCTCAACCCTAAAACCTTTGTCACGCAAAATTTGGTGATCTGATTCACTGCTATTTTTTGAAGATGTAGCTTGACCAGCTGCATCAGGAATTACTGTCATTTCATGAAATGGAAAACGCTCAATGAGTAATGTTGCCATGGTTGGTGTATCTCTCACCCCAACTATTTCATCCAAGGCAAGAGGCTTACCATCACGTATGACATAAACAACTGCAGCCATTTTTAAAACGTTAAAGTCCATACCAATGATCAAATGCTCTCTAGGTTGAATCTCTTCATCTGTATGATTGAGCTTTCGATCAAAATCAGGATAAACCGCACCACTGGTCAAGTTCACAAACTGACCTTTTAAATACGCTGAGATTAACTGTGGCGGGTATGATTCAAACAAAGATGAAATATAATCATCTGGTAAATTGTTTTCATTGTCATAAGTTGAAGCTTGTATCATTCCATATAGCTTTCGTTTTGCTGCCGTTGAGTTTGCCTCTTTTACGAATTGCTCATAAGTAAATTTGAAACCCTCAGGTGTGGTCGCAACATCGATTCCATTCATTAGACCAGGATGTTTCACACGCATACGCGCAATAATTTTACGCCATGCCTGTTGAGCCTTGTCCTTATTCATGACATCGAGTTCATCAATTAGAGAGTGACCAACCTTAAAACCTACGATCGTTTGCGGTTTCTCCATTGATCTACAAATAACAGTACTGCGGTACTGTCGACCGTAGTACAGATCAACCTCTTTATTCGATTCGTATATCTTTGTCTTCAATCCCCAGTCAAATGCAACTTCATCTATGGTTGGAAAAAAGATATCTCGGATCTGCGGATATGTTGGAGCAAAATAACCTAAAGGTACTTTTGGAAATTCCCAAGACTTATCACAGAGGCTTGAACACCCTACCCAAGTCTTGCCACTACCAAACCCTGCAATAAAGGCACGAAATTTATTCGGAAGTTGTAGAAACCTCGCCTGAGGCACGTTCAGCGTCGGGTTGATATTCGGCATCTTGTTTACTCGCATCTACAACTTGAATGGTGACTTTCACTGGCGTCGGATCATCTGCACCATCTCCATCACCTGTTTTGATTCGTTCAATTTCAAGTTGCTTTAATTGAATATCCAGGAGCTGAATCTCATAACCATGCATCTCATCTTTGAATTGTTTGATCAGCTTGGTTTTTAGAATTCTATTAACCTTTGGATCGTTATATATATTCTGTAATTCCTTGAGACGTACTGCTTTATTTGCTAAAGGGATATCGAAAACATTCGTCCTAAAATCATTTCTAGTTTGATGAAATAGATTCTTTAGTTTTTTGCTTAGATTTTTTCCCGCAAGTTTTGTTGGGTCATAAGCAGCGCACTGCCTTCTATCTATTTCTATCCCGTATTCTTGTTTGACAGCATCTGCAACCTGTTGGGGTGTATCAAAGCAAGCAAGAGACTGAACTATAAAGATTTTTACAGGCTCCCTTAATGTTGCCATAAATACACCTTTGTCAAACTACGTCAAACAAGATAGCCAAAAAAAAGAGCCTCAAGGCTCAGTTAATTAGACACGTTCCGCAGCATTTTGTTATTTCCAAGTCTGAAACAAACGGCGGATTTTGTGCGACTGCGACCATACGCTTAACGTCCTCACTTGCTCCCCAGCGTTTGACCACTCCGATAAATTCTTCAACATCATGACCTGCTAAATAGTGCTTAGGTAAGCCTGTATGATCGCTGTAAAGGATTTCCCCATCCTCATCACGCTCTACACCAATGTGATACAGCTCATGTTCAATCAAAGCACAAAATTCACGATCGTTCGCACGTTCACAAAAGCTTGCATCAACTGTAATTAGATAAACAGGAACAAACCCAAACCAGTCACGCATTTGTTGCTCTTGCCGAGCTTTACGCCATCCACCTTGGTTAAACATCACCTTTTCACATTGACCTAATACCATTCTCTTTTTAGCAACGGCGGCAGATGACGCCCAAGCGAATGCTAAGAATGTTTCATCGTCGTGTAATAGCTCTGCTATGTGGTCATGGTCAGGATTATGTAATACACCACCAAGAGTTAAAAAGCTTTTCACCACCCATTCTTTCAAATCTACTGCGGGCGCCAAGCGAATCGCTTCCTCTTCCTCAGCTTGATCAATAAAATCAGTCGGTGGAAATGGTCTGATCTGTTCCATTAAAAATTAGCCTCTTCAAATTCTTAAGCCACTGACTAGACATATTAGCTTCGATCTGTAATGGTCCATCTTCCTGAATTTTATATCTAGGTGCTGACTCTATTCTGATCACGGTGTAACCCCTATCAGCAGCAACATCGTAACGATCCACACTCCAAGCTTTATCTTTAAGCTTACCTTTGCGACCACCCGACCAAGGTCCACCAGAAATTTCAACTAAAATTCTATGTTCAATAAGATGAAAATCGAATCGCCAATGTTTAGTTGATTCAAATTGGAATAATTTTTCATATTTAATTTGGAGCACATTTAGCGATTGCTCAAAGTCTTCAAATGCTTCTAAATATTTTTGTGTTGCTTTGGGTAATGGTTTTACTTTTGGTTTTGTTTTAAGTGGCTTCAATTTTAATAAGAGTGGCGTATTGGTTTATTTTCATTAAATAATTTCCAATAAAAAACCTCCCGGAGGAGGTAGTATTTTTTTAATTTCTAAAAAATAATGGGTGGATTCTGAAGTTCTTATTGAAATCTGTTATATCTAATTCCATTTTTTGATGATTGGAATAAATAACTATATCTTCAATTTTGTTACGACCTATAACTCCACAAACAAACCATACATTTAAAATATCATTGAAATCAAAATTCATACACTTATTAATTATCTCATCCTCAAGATTATCTGACTTAAGTAATATTTCACAAATCATATCCTTCTTATTTGAAAGTGTATCTTTATTTACTTCATTTGTATCAAATACAGATAGTACATCAAGATATGTTCTTAAATTTGGATATAAACTATACCATTCAGAGCACAACGCTGATTTTCGAGTTGAGTAAAAGTCTTCTTCTGCCTCAAGCACTACACCATAGCTCAGTTTTCCAACATCTCCAGATACTTTTGAAAGGCACATATTAACGAATTCAATAGCATCACGAGGTCTTAGCATAGTACGCTCTAAAATGTATTCTTTAGCTTGTTTGCCTAATACCTTAAAATTAAACAAATCATCAAACTTAACACCTCCATTAGTGTATTGACGTTCAATAATGAAACTTATTCTTTTATCAAGAAGATTTAATATTTCATCTCGTCTCCATTCAACATGAGAAATTAAAGAAACATCTTTTTCTTCTTGTCTTAGTTTATTTTTATAAACACCTTTTAAAATATCTGTTCTTATTGATATTAATACTTTTGTATTCCTTATATCAATTAGCTCTCGAAATGCATCTAACAAAGCATTAATGAAATCATACCTAATTGAATTTTCATTGAGCCATGATCGATCTAAATCATCTATACTTATGATGTATTTTTTTCCTTTATCTTTATAACCGTCGATTAAAGCTCTGATCACTTGCTTTTGCTTTGTTAGTAACTCCGTGTTCACATAGCGACTAGTCTGAGATTGTATTTTTTCAGTTGACTCAGTATTTTCCTTGCCTCCAATGCCCGCCTTAAGTTTTTGAAAATCACTTCCAATGGTTGCAGATAGTTCTCGTTGCATTTTATTAGTGATTTCGGAAATAATATTATCGTTAAAAAAATTATCACAAAATGTATCAACATATTCAGCAGCTAATTTATTTTTTTCGACAACGAGGGCTTGTAATGACTTGAGTAAATTATCACGTGGTAGACATAACTCAATTACTTTTATTAACAAAACATGTAACCACAAAGATTTATAAAATATTCTAATATCAATATCATTTTCAATAAGTGAATTAATGAAAACATTATTCTTAATATGTTCAAAAATCATTGATTCTGCTTCAATGGTTATTGATCTCATATTCTTTAAGCTGTTAATTTTTTTTAATAATGCTGTTTTCCCAGATCCTGTCCTTCCCACTATAACTCGCTTTGTAAAAGAAAATTCACTTTCATTAAAACTTGTTAGGTCATTAAAAACTTGGGTTTCAAAAAAATATTCTTCCAGAAAAAAATCACTTTCAGCATCAATTGTTCCTATCCCACCTTTTAATACAAAATGATTAGACATAACTACCTTGATTTATATAAATTTTAAGCATGATTTTATTTTATAAATTGTAAATTTGGAAGAGATCTTTACTAAATAATCTTCTAGTTTTCAACTATAAGCTGAAATATAATTAAATGAATTTGCAAAGATAGAAATAGCTTACTTATTTGTACATAAGTAATTGACCTATTACTTTTGATAATGACTGAATCTGCTTCTTTATATAATTTTGATTTTTGCTATTAATCATTATTAAAACAGTTACCACAGAAGCCCTATGCTGTGGTCCATAGCTACTCCCTACTATGATTGCCACCTAATAGGCACGGTACTAATCAATTTTCGGTTTCGATATATATTTATGATGTGGGGCATCACTCCCAATTCTGATTATCACTTTCCTGCATATCCTATTCATGCTCGATGAACTGCATGGGTTGTACTCTCTATCGTAGAGTCTAAACGTTGCTAATCAAAGTTGATAATCCTCAGACTTTTACTTCTTCATGTTAATTCCCTCTATGAGTCTCTTGTGCACGTCACAAGCACCTTTATAAAATTTAAACGTAAAAAAAGACGCCTAAGCGCCCTTTGTATCTTTAACTTTCTGCCTTGCTAAACCTTCTGCTGACTTCAAAGCATCCTCAAACTTTACAGTGCTGGAAAACCAAAACCTTAAATATTGATCTTCTAAAACAATTGATTGCCTAAAGTAATAAGGTCCTTTGTCACTGTTTGGGTCAACTTTGAACTTATAGCCGTCATTCTGAACGATTTGCCCTTGAAGCTCACCACCGATACAAATATTCATGTGTATTCCTATTTATCGGTGGGAGTGTAGCACCCTAATAGCGAATCTAGTTAGTCCCTTAGTAATCCATTTTTTTCTAAACCATCTATAATTTGCTGAGTTTGGTTGTTAAATTCTGGGTAACTCAACATAAGTTTTGCTAAATTTTCTCTTTTGATTTCTGATGGGTTATCATGAAAATATTTTAATTCTTTCTTATACATTTCTTCTCTTTCATGCAAAGCCTTTTCTTTTTTATTTTTTATAGCTTGTTCGGCAATATTCATACCATTTTGAAATCCATTCATTGATGACTCATATGCATCAGGACTAATGATATTGTAGTTTGTTGGTTGAATAGAATAAGCTATGCTTATGTTTATAAAAAATAAAGGAATAATGTATAAAAAGTTAAAGGTTTTCATAAAAATAATTCATCTTAGTTCTTGCACTTACTATATGGTCCAATCTCTCCAGTTTCAATGTTTTCTGAGAACTGAATCTTTTGACCTAATTCATTAAAATCTTCTTTGCATACCCAATTTTCACTTTTTGAGCAACCACTCAGAAAGATTATTAAAATAAATAGTATTTTATTCATATTATAAAACTCAAAAAACCCCGCAATGTGAGGTTTATCTAGTGGATTACCATAACTTCGTCCACTATAGCAGAAATATGCCATATGCCTTGCGCAAGGTCAATACTTCAAGATAATTCAATAAAGATTAATTTCGCGTCTATTGATTTCTAAATACTCTTTCTCATCTGTCTCGCTCTACGAACTAGACCTAATATCTCTTTACGATCTATTATTTCATTATCGCTATAAGGTAAGTTTCTCATCAGTTCATTGATTGGTAGATTACTATTCTCGATGAGATAACAGTCTTGCTCAGTAGTCCAGTTTGATTTTGGAAATTCATGTTTTTTACGTTGTCTTTTCATATATGTATTTTAATCAAATTTTGAAAATTTAAAAAGTTCATTTTTTATTTGCTTTATTTTCAAAAAACAATCAAATAATTAAAGATGAATCATTGAAATTAAATAAAAAAATACCTGTTGATTGGAGAAAACAGGCATATAAAATTATTAAGGTTTTGTAGCAAACTAATTTAGTTCCAAAAAACTGAAATTACAAAGTTGTTCTCTACTGTGTTTACTTTAACTTTATATCCAGCATCTTTGAATTCTTCACTCAACTTTTCAACTTCTTTAAAATTTATCAACTTCGAAATACGTTCACTTGCATATAACTCACCTTCATCAGCTCGAACTTTAATTTGATTTTTAAAATATTTTTTAAATTGTTCAATTGAACTTAGGTCAATTAAATTTGAACTATTTGCTATATCAGCTGATAACATTGAAAAACCCTCAATAAAATTAGTAATACAGTTTAAAATTTCAATCACAGTCAGTGATGTATTTCTTAAACTGTATATAACAATTATCTATATTTTAATTACTTTGAGGCAATGACGACATACGGTCAGATGACCATCTGTACAGTAGTGCGTGTCAAATACCTGATGTGAACCTAAGAAGCATTTAAAATATTGAACCATATTATTTACTCCTTCTAAAGCATATGTTTTTCTAAGCTAATAATTAAAATTGAGATTAGAAATAATTAAAAGTTATACAACTCGAGACATAACGACTATGCACAAAGAACATGCATATATTAAAATGCAATATGTCATCTATTTTAATAACACTATTATTCTTATTTATCTGTTGGTATTTTATTTAAAAAAAAAGCCTATTCAATACAAATAGGCTCTTGGAAACTTTCAAATTAGACCAAGGTTATACCACTTGCTTGTGGTCCTTTTTTTCCCTCAGTAATCGTAAATTGTACACGTTGACCTTCTAATAAAACTCGAAAGCCGTCAGCTTGGATTTCACTAAAATGAGCGAATACATCTGAACCATTATCTACAGCAATAAAACCAAAACCTTTAGTTTCATTAAACCATTTAACAGTACCAGTTGATAAATTTGACATATTTTTCTCGTATAATTAAGTAAAAGTTTTTTAGTTCAGCATTTTGTATTCTTGATCAGTTAACACTGCAACAAATGCACCCTCAACAACAACCCACCGATTTTCAGGAATCCTTAACTTCTTTCTTTCATTGAGTATCAGAAATAATTGATTTGGATTTTCTAAATCTAATGAAAAATCTAGCCCTAATGTTATTGCAGCTTTCAAAAAATCATTAGTATTTCTAATAAAGAACGATTTCATTAAAGGTCCTTAAAAAAATACCCACATAGAGGTGGTTCAGTGGGTATATAAATCATGAAACAAAGCAAATGAAAGATATACTAAGTCCAATACGTTGAAAATATTACATATTATTTTTATGTGATCAATGATAGCAATATGTTCAATAATTTTATTTTTCCTTTAAAATCAATAACCTTACCCATAATTAGATACAAAGTGTAATATTAATATACATACACACAACAATTTTTTGTGATGAAAAACAATAAATTTTCAATAATTTAGATTGAATATACTTTATTAAATATGATCTTTTGTTGTCTTGTATTTCATACAATTTGATTGCCTTACTAAGCACTGTTCTATACTATTTTTATGAATTATGAGTTTCTCTGTCTTTTATGTCTGATTTACAACTTTCTTTGAGTGAATACTTATCTACAGTTCAAGAGGTTATACGTGTAGCTTTTGAAGAATCTGTTTGGGTTAAAGCTGAAATTAGAAACCTAAGTATCAAAGGTGGTCATTACTATTTAGAATTAGCTGAAAAAGAAGAAGATACAGATAAAATTATTGCAAGTTGTAAGGCAACAATTTGGAAATTCAGTGCTGCAAAAATGGTTCTGAAATTCGAACGTGAAAGCGGTATAGAATTATCTCGAGATTTAAATGTTTTAATCAAAGTTAAGGCTGTGTTTAGCCCTCAATATGGGTTTTCAGTTAATATTGAAGCGATTGATTCTAGTTATACACTAGGTGATATTGCACGGCGGTATCAACAAATTTTAGAAAGGCTGACAGCCGAAGGTCTAGTTAATAAAAACAAATCACTCCCTACCCCTTTTGATATTCAAAATGTCCTGGTAATCGCTCCTGAAAATGCTGCCGGTTTAGGTGATTTCAAGAAAGATGCTGATGCACTTCAAAAAGCCGGTGTTTGCAATTTTGTATACCACTCTGCCACATTTCAAGGAAACACCGCAGCATTAAGTATTGCTGAATCACTGTCGAATGCTTTACGGCAATGGGCTAAAGAATTTAGTTCTGCCCCGGATCTAATTGTAATTATTCGAGGTGGTGGTGCAGTTAATGATCTTGCATATCTGAATGACTATGATTTAGCGGCCCTACTCTGTAAACGTTCAGTCCCTATCTGGGTCGGTATTGGCCATGAAAAAGATCGGACCATTTTAGATGAAGTAGCTCATCGTTCCTTCGATACTCCAAGCAAAGTCATTGGAGGAATTCGAAATTTAATCGTGGATCAAGTACAAGACGTAATAGATTCCCTAAATAAGATTAAACTTTTATCACAACATCAGATATCAGCTTACCAAAGCCAAAATGATCAATACATGAAAGTAATTAAAACACTCTCTCATGGTCAGATTAATGAGACAAAAAAGAGCTTAGATTTGATAAAAGGCACAATTCAATATTTAGCCCAACAACAACTTAAATTAGCTTCCACGCAAATTGATGGTTTGCTTCGAGAAACCCTACTGCAGAATCCAAAAAATGTTATGGCTAAAGGCTATGGTATTGTCAGAAGCAATGGACAAGCAATTCGATCTATTCAACAAATTTCAAACGATAGCATCCAAGTTGAATTACAAGACGGTTCTATTGATGCAAAAGTAATAAAGGTGCATAGTAATGACTAAAAAAGAATTAACCTTCAAAGAAGGCTATGAAGTTCTCAAGAAAAATGCAGAACTATTAGAATCTCAAGAAGAACCTGATATCGATAATTTAATGAAAATTGTTGAAGAGTCTATGTCAGCTTACAAAGCCTGTAAATCACGAGTAGATGCGGTTCAACAGGCTTTAAATGAAACATTTAAAGAGTAAATTATAAAATTCATATGAGTAATCATCTTGAAATTTTCTCATATGAATTTCATTCTTATAATCTATTTATCCACTTTAATCTTTGCTAGTCAATTTACTCATTTTTCCATTATTCGTGAAAAACCAGGAGTACAAATTGAAACATATGGAATGAGTTAAAGCGGTATGCTTCTAATTGGCAATTTGAATTTGAAAAATAATCTAGGATATACTCTTTTTTAATGTCTCACTCAATGACTTATCAAAGAAGAATACTAATAGAGTTATAGCTACATACAACGCGTAAAAAGCCAATAACATCCAAAAAATATGACCTAAAAATAAACCAATCGAACAAACATAAATTATACCTAACAGTAAAACAGAAGTAATAAAAAACATTAATGAGCAAGCACCGGATGCAATTGAATTTAAAGCATTTACAAAATAAATGACAACACTATTTCTAGAAAGTTTTTTATATTTTAAGCGATGTACCATTATGAAATACAATAGATAGACTGATCCAAGGAATACAATAGTTAATAAGTTGCTTGGTATATATGCTCCTATAAAATCAAGAACATTATTTACATATATATATGCAGAATTCTCTTTTCCATATGTCTCTTCAAGAAATTTGATATCTTTACTAGAAAGCGAACTTATTTTTTTATCACTATTAAGAAAATTTTTAATTTTATCCCCAAAAAATGCCACACATAGTAAAAATAATGCTAATAAAAATGAATAAGTCAAAAACCATATGCCTGCTTCTTCTAATTTAAGTCTGGTAAATTTCATTGTAAGGTGTCTAATAAAAAAAGATGAAAAATCATCATACAATGTCTTTTTTTAAACATCAAATGATGTTATAAAAAAGCTATTACCTACTTAGGATATATCTTATGAACTTAAATCTTCTCGATGAAGAATCAATCCAACCCTCAGAACCTACGCCCTGCGATTTTTTCAAAGGTGACAATGCTATAAAAAAAGCAAAACAATTAGGATTGCCAGATCTTGAACTGGTCAAAGATGCGATCATGATCGGAGACGCGGAATTTAAGACTAATACTTATTATAATCGTGCACGATTTATCGCACGATGGGGAAAGATTGGAGAACAGATAGCTTTAATGCTTAGGCAATCTGATCCTGCTTGGGTATTTCATAATGACAGCCAACCGAGAATTGAAAATACAGCAAAAAAAATACAAATTATCTTTATGAGCGGTAATATAGCTTTGGGCATAGCTGATCAAATAGTATCTGCACACTGTGAAAAAGGATTGATGACCTTAAATAATATTAAGGAGAATCAATTTGCTTATGATGATGAGTCAAAATTACGCACATGGATTTTATATTTCCCTTCTTCATCACATCCAGCTTATCAAAATGTTGATATCCCAACTATTCCCTTTGAATTTGCATACCCAACTAGTTTTGTAAAAAACTTAAAAGCTGAAAAAATCTCCATTTTACCAAGTAATCATACTTGCAGAATTGTATTTGAAATAGATAATACTCTTCCAGTAAAAAATGATCCTAAGCCATTATTGGAACCATCTGATGAAATTAAACCAGATGATTTTGATATTAAGCTTGTAGTCTAATCTGAGGTTAATGTGTTTAATAAAGATCGTTTACGTATTGCTAAAGAATTACGTGGCTTAAGCAATGCTGATTTCGCAGACAAACTGAGTTGCTCTATCTCTAAGGTAAAGCAACTTTTGGACGTAGACAAAGAAATCAATGAGAATGATCAAAATGAAATATGTCGTGTACTAAACTTACCTATGTCTTTTTTCATTGGTAATGAGTCCCAACCTCATGAAACAGACCAGATCTTCTATCGATCTGTTGCTCGTATTAAAGCCCAGCATAGAAAAGCTAATGAGGCATATACTCTTTTAGCAATTAACATTAATAAATACTTGAATAAAAAAGTAAAGCTACCTGCATTTCATCGTCCAGATTTAGATATTACTGAGTTTTTGGGCGAATCCAAGTACGCTGAACATATAGCTTCAGAACTACGGGGGTTATGGGCTCTAGGTAACCAACCTATTAATAATATTGTTTCATTGTGTGAGTTAAAAGGAATTCGTGTATTTAGACTTCCTAATGAAATCAGAGAAATTGATGCTTTGTCTTTTTTTGATGAAGAAAGCGGTAACCCTTTTATATTTTTAAATACGTTTAAATCTGCAGAAAGAGCTCGGTTCGATTGTGCACATGAACTTGGTCATATCGTAATGCATACACATAACAAGAAAATTCGAGTTGAGAAAGATAATCGTGTTCTTGAAACCGAGGCTGATCAATTCTCTTCTGAGTTTTTAATGCCTACTGATTCATTTTTTGCTACTGCACCACGCTATCTTTCACTAGAAAATATGGTTGAGTATAAAAAGGTTTGGCGAACATCTTTAAAAGCAATTAACTACAAAGCACACAAACTGGGGTTAATTAGTGATTGGGTTAATCGAAGCAATTCAATCAAGATCAATTCATTAGGTTATAACCTAAATGAACCAGAAGAAACTCACCGTGATGAAAGTCTAATGTTACCTAAAATTATTTCTGTATTAGCATCGCAACCTTCTTTTGATAAAAATCAAATGCTTGATGAAATTGGAATTTCTGAAGATGATTTCAATCAATTAACATTTGATTCCTTAGCTAAAGTTGAACCATTAAAGAAAAAGCACAAACTCTATATTGTCGAGTAAGTTAATGGCGTATTGGTTATTAAAATCCGCACGTCACTACTAAATCTAACTATTTTTGATTTATCAACCATTAATAGCTTATAAACCCATATCTACTATGCAAAGCAGCCAAACCACATTTCACGTCGGAACGTACATCATTTTGAGTACGTTCTGATGTCACCATCTCTGACCAGGAACAACCATAAAAGTATCGACTAATCACTGCATCCATCCAATCATCCAATATTTCAGATTGTCCTTGTAGATCTAAAATTAAACGTTGTACAGCTCTCGCCTCGTTATCATTTATTTCACATGTTAGACGAGTCTTTCTTGGCTTTGCTTGTCCAATATCTTCCATAAGATAACCAGTAATAATTTTTAATCTTTGTTCAGGGCTCAATTTTTTATATTTCTTCTCTTTTACAGCATTATCCATAGCTATAGCGATTGGATTTACACTTTTTCCTATAGGTCCTGTATTGGTATATAACCAGGCACCAAATTGATATAACCAGCCTTCTAAGTCAAAACGCGACCAATCAACTGTTTGTAAAATATGTTGTGTTGCGACTGCCGTGCCCATCTTTATAAATCCCCTACCATCATCTCTATCTGTTGAACCGCTAAACCTGATTTGACTTGCTCTGTACTAAACCGTAATACCTGATATCCCATAACCACTGCAGCGTTGTACTTCTCCATATCACCGATATATCCCTTTCCTCGAGTGTGACGTCCGTTACTCCAAACACCGCCTTCAACCTCAACCAATATCTTCTTGCCTACAATGAGAAAATCTGCACGCCACTTACGTTTGGGATGGAATTTATATTCCTGTTCAAAGTTAATTTTTAAAACTCTTAACTGGTTGGCCAATATTGATTCACCGATACTTTCACCTCGATGAGTTTTAACTCGAGTACTGCTTTTGTGCTTTGATTTCTTCCTGGTTTTCGTACCATAAAGCTTTTGATATTCAGCAATTGAGATGCTTTCCACTTAAGCCACACCTCTGCTCTTTGATTTAAATCCAACCATTTTCAGCTGTGATTTCCAGTTTTGGAGTTCATTGGGATCCGATAGTTTTGCAGCAATCCTGCTTGCCAGTTTTTCAAAAGATTCACCTGGCATACTGAATTGATTTATGACGTCTGGAAGTTGAGCCAATTTGTTGGCAAAAACATAAATCTGCTGAGGTGACGAGAAAAATACAGAATCAGATTCGCCAGTGGATTTTCCATTTTGCGCTTTGTCGTATTTGTGACGGTTTCTCAAAAGTGTGTCAGCGAAGTGGTAAATCAAAAGATCATCACAAAGATCCTTGTCGGCATTGAAAAGTTCGAATGCTCGTTTTTCACGTTCAAACCAACTTGCTTCGATAATCGACTTTGGCACTACCGTGGGATCGGCTTGATCTAATTCCCAACAAAGTTTTTTCAAACAAAGCCAGTCTTTTTTATTTTTAGATTCTAATGAGAGATTCCTTGGGAGATTCTGTGTCCCAAAATTGGTACTGGTCTCGGTACCAAAATCGGTACTGGTTCCAGTTCCATTATTGGTACTAGTACCGATTTTGGAACCAGTACCTAAATTAACACCAGTGTCGTTTTTGGTACTAGTCCCCTTTTTGGTATAGGTATCTGAACTATCTTCACGTCCAAATACACCAATTAATTGATAGACTTTTACGCCATTCCCTTTAATTTCACCTGTGAATTTAATCAAACTTTTGAGTTCAAGTTCGTCTAAAACTTTGATAATCGTTTTGCGATTTAACGTTGTATCTTTCTCTAATCGTTTTAAACTTGGGAAGCACTTATGATCATCCCCAGCTCGATCTGCAAGAGCTAAAAGCACAAGCCTTTCACTTGCACATGAGACTGTAGCTTTCCAAGCCCATACGGTCGCATCTAAGCTCATAATTCACCGACCTTTGGCTTTACATATCCACCAAATGAAATGACCTGTTCAGCTTTGATCAAACTCGTAATAACCTGGTGTGCTAACCAAATCGTAATCTTGAATCGATAAGCCATCTTTTGAGCCAATTCTTCCTTGGTTACAGCTGCATTTTCTTCGTTGTAACCACGCATTCTTAAATTGTCTTTTTTGATGTCGTGAATGTGGTTTAGCAAAAGTAGAGTTGGTTCATAAAAAGATTGGATTTCCTGAGTCTGTTTATGTTCAGGTTTAGTTTGAAAATGACTATTCATGAAACCTCCGCAATCGATTGCTCAATTTCATCTAAACGGCGTTTATGAAAAAGCTCAGGCAAAGTGGCAGATCGTATCTCATTTTCTTTAGCCAATTGCCCATTTTCCAATAGATATAGATCGTTCGGTTGATAAGCTTTTATAGTCTGTAAACTATTAATTTTGATGTGATTCATAAATACAACCACATCACCTTTCATGAATTTGCTTATATAATTTTCATGTGATAGATTCGATGTCATTCGATACTCCTTGAAACCAATGAGTTATTGAAACCGTGATGAACTACGGGAAGCCTGACCTCGAACATCAGGCTTTTTCAATTTCAAAACCTGCTGTAAATTTTTTCATTTGCTTAAGTGCCGCTTGGTCTACAGCTGTCGCCAATTCAATTAAATTCTGTGTGAGTTGGTGTATCTCTTCATATTCTTGAGGTGTTACAACACCATCTTCATAGGCGTCATAAACAACTTTGTTAGCCTTACCAGACTTAATATTGTGTTGCATCATTGCTTCAAAGATAGAAAGCTCATGATGTTTACTTCGATCGCACTCAACAGGCAGCAATGCATAACCAAGCTCATGTGCCCAAATTTTTAATAAAGCTGGGTTTTGCGTGTAATACAGAATTGCTTCTAATTTTTTAATGCTTGGTAAGTGATTCGGCATATTGATATTTGCATAATTGCAAACTGTGTTATGTGAATCCCCTATTACTTGGGCAATGTCTTTAGGAGTAAAACCAGGTGTTTTACTTATCATTTGCCATATTGCGTTTTGAGCTTCTCGGCTTAAATTGATTTCCATATGTGAATCCTTTTAATCATTCACGTTTAATTTTTATAAATAAAAATAGACACTTTGTTCATGTTGTTTCCTAAGCGACTAAGGCTTGTTGGTCAGCTTTAAGCTTCCCATTTGTTTTAATTTGAAAAACAGCTTGTGTAGTGAGAGGAATTCCAAATTTCTCCCACTTCCAAAGTGTGACAGTTGAATATCCAATTTTTTGGGATAGTTCTTTTCGATTTTTACAATCGTGGTAATTCATTAAATCGTTAATTTTCACGGATACACCAAGTTAACTATGGTTAATAAACCAAATTTAACACTTGTTAACCATGGTTTCAATAGTTCGTATTAACATTAGTTAATATTTTGGGGATTTTTTTATGTCTTTACATGCTCGTATTAAACAAAAGCTTGAAGAAAAAAATTTAAGAGCTGCTGATCTGGCAAGAGCTACAAAGAAGTCTCCTGTTTCTGCTAAAAAGTGGCTTGATGGTGTAAGTGTTCCCACTGCTGAAAATTTAAAAGTTATTGCAAAGTTTTTAGGCGTGACTGATGACTGGTTGTTATTTGGACGAGATAATAAACAAGTTAATTCTATTGAACATGAAAGCAATGTCTCATTTATTAGCACGCCTTTGAGAGAAATACCGTTATTGGATTATGTCCAAGCAGGGCTCTTTCATGATGTGGGTTATGACGGAATAAATCCCATTGGCTCTTCATGGACCACATATATTGGCGCAAAACCTGAATGTGTATTTTCCTTGAAAGTTGAAGGCTTGAGTATGTCACCTACTTTTATGCCAGGTGATGAATTGGTTGTTGATGGGTCATTAGAAGCTAAGCCTGGCTCACTTGTTATTGCTCAAGAAATTCAACATGGTGTAGCAAAAACAACTTTTAAAAAGTATAGAGTAATTGGGGTTAATGAATTTGGTGTTGATATTATTGAATTAGTGCCTTTAAACCCAGATTTTCCAACACTAAATTCATTGCAAATAAATATTTCAATTATTGGTGTTGTTGTTCGACATAACAGAGAAGTATAAAACTGCGAACCCGACGCAGTCCTTTGAATCGGGTGGAGAAAATAATGGTAGATAAAACAGAAATTAGTAAGCCTATTGAAATAAAAGACAATTCTGTAGAGAGGGTTGCTTTTGACCTTATGCAAAAAATTGTAGATGCTGAGATATCTCATGGAAAAGGTGATTATCTTAAACCGACTCCGCGAGAATATTTCTTAAAACTTTACAACCAATCTCACAAGGTTGTCAGTCGTACTGGTATTGATATTGATCTCCTTCTAAAAGATTAATCCTGATTACTGAACAAACTTTCTTCTAACTTCTTAATATTATGAATTACCATATCAACATCAGTAATTCCTGAATTTATATATTCGATTACCAACTTAAGTTTTTCATTGTGATCAAGCATGATTAAACTCCATCTAACCCGACCCTATGTCGGGTTTTTTTTGTCTATTAAATCATAAACTATAATTAATAAAAAGATTAACCACAATTAACTTCTTTCTTGACTATTAAATTAACCATAGTTAACATAGATCTCATCAAAAACAAAAAAGCGCACCGACCGTCAAATCAAATGCGCTTTTCCAAACAACAGGTGAATTATGAACACAAAACCAAATTCAATCAATCCCATTGTTACACATCGTGTACAGCCTATGGGATTTTTCAAAGTCGCTGCAATAAGTGGTTTAGTCACTGTTGGTGTTGTTGGTCTTGCTTATGACCAAAAAACGACTGAATACAAGCTACCAGTTGCCATTCCAAATGTTACACCCTCTACTTACACCGTTGATGCTTTAAAGCTCACTTCTGGAACTTCGGGCAAAGCGGTTATCAAACTTGATAGCTTTCTAGTTTTAGTCAGCTTTGATTTTGAATCTCATCCAGATAGTTACGGCGTACCAGGTTCTGAATTTACAGCCGTTGATATTACAAATTTGGCGGTTGAACAAATTACAGATGTGAACGGTAAAGATTGGAATGATTTCACCGATTACAACGATCACAGAAATATCAATCAGATGATAGTTGGTTATATCGAACGTAATCGATTAGTGGAGGCAAACTAATGACCTCTATTCCTCAAAAGAAAACTGAATTTATCAGCAATGAAAACGGCGAATTCCGCATGCGTATCTATTCATACGAATACATCCAAAAAGATGGCGAAATTTATCGAGTAAGTAAATCTGGCTATTTGTTTCTTATCGAATTTGCTGAGCACTTAGAAAAGCCTTGGATTCGACTCAGTTTTGAGCGTGAACGTAAATTCCAAAAGCGTAAAGCATTGGCTATTGGACTTCAAAATTCAAATATCCCCTCTTATGAACGTCGTGCGTTTAAAAAACGTATGGGCTGGGTTGGAGCATAATCATGACAAATTCGAATAATACAAATATGGACCTTTGGAATTCTTTATGCATAACAGATCCAAAGAAAGTTAAGCCGATTACAGGTAAATCTTATAAAGGCTCATCACCTCAACCCTATTGGTTAGTTCAACGTGCTACAGAAACTTTTGGTCCTTGTGGTCAAGGTTGGGGAATTGAAATAGTTCAACAAGGATTTCAGCAATGTAATGCCGAAACAATGATGCATTATGCGACAGTCCGTGTTTGGTATATGCAAGACGGTAAAAAGTGTTCAGTGGAACACATGGGCGGAACAATGGCTATGTATAAAACCAGTACAGGTAAAATGATTTACGACGAGGATGCCCCTAAAAAATCAGTCACAGATGCAATGGTTAAGGCACTTAGTTTTATTGGTTTTGCTGGCGATATTTTCTCAGGCATTTGGGATGACTGGAAATATCAGGAAATGGCTGCAGCTCATTACAATGAACAAAAACAACAGCCCTCTCAAAATCAAAATAATCAACAAAACTCTAGGCAGGCTCAACAACCTAATAGCAATCAAAACAACCAAACTAATGGTCAGCAACAAAAACCATTGGCTCAGCGTTTTAACGATGCACTTTTAGCTATAAAAGATGCGAAGAAGCCTCAGACGTTAGACAAAGCAATTAACACATTCAAAGGTACTCAATATGAGATTGGTATTTCGAATGCCTGTCGTGCACGAGCTGATCAAATGGGATGGAATACAACACCACCGATTAACCAAGTTCAACAACAAAATCAAATGCAGCACTGAGGAAAATAAAAAATGAATATTTTGAATGGAAATGAAGCATTTGCGGCTTTAATGGCTGGTAAAAATATTATGTGTCGCGCTGCAGGTGGGTTGATTGAATTTGATGATCTCGATCAATTCCCTGCAACCGTGTTCGCAATGCCTGATTATGAATTCTGCGTAAAGATTGATGAAATCACTATCAATGGATATACGTTTTTAAAACCTTATTCATTGGAAGAACTTTCAGCAGGTCAAGACATTTTTTTACTTGGTAATACTGGGACCATTGTCAAAGGTCAATTTATTCCTGAATATGAAGAACTGGTATTAGCAGTAAAAAATGGTTCAGTTCAACGCAACTTTGAAAGTGCTCAAAATCAAGCGAAAGCTATGCAAAGCTTACTTGGTGTAAATAATGATTTGGTCTTAAAAGTTGTAGATTTTCATGAGTTCATGAAACCTGCAGCAAAATCCAAAAAAACTACACGTAAAAAATCCAATGATCCTCAGACTGAAAATTCAACGTCTGAGGTAAATGCTCATAAAAATGATCAGGAAAACATTACTGAACCAGCGCCTAAAACACGCCCTGCTTTTACAGTAGATGAATTTGCTGAAATTGAAATAGATCCAACTTCAATAATTGAAAAATTTGCTGCGCAGATTGCAAGCTGTAAGACTACAGAAGCTGTACTTTCATTACGCCCGGTGTTTTTTGCTAACGGAAATTTACAGCGTGAGCACACTCAACATTTATGTAAATTAACTGAAGATAAGTTACTCGAGTTAGATCCTGAACAATATTCGCCAAAAGTAATCAATGCTGATCATCAAATTTATATCGATGGTATTAATGCTTGTATTTCTGAGGAAGAAATTAACACCACCCTTTATGATTTGAATGATCAAGGTTTTAGCGAAGAACAAATTTCAGAAATTAATCTAACAAAAGTCTGCAAACTTGCTGAATTTCAGACAAAATTTCTTGAAAATATTCATGATAATCAATACAACCAGTTACTTACAGAACTACTGGAACGTGCTCAAAAATCAAATTCACCGGCTGAAGCGAATGCTTTGTATAAATATACAACTCAATGGAATGAGGAACAGCGTAAACCATTAGTTTTAGCAATTCATAAAAGATTAGCTGAACTGAGCCCACCTGAAAAATCTCAATCATCTTTGATGGTTCGTATTCAAGAAGCAAAGACATTGATTGATCTTGCAAAGCTTGAAGAGGAAATAACTCAGTGCGACCCGGCTATTCATGAACGTTTATTAAGTTATGTAAATCAGAGACGTACTGATTTAACAATGGCGACTGACACTCCTTGGGAGACAAAATAATGAATACACCATTAGATTTAAATTCTGTTTTATTTGCACAGCTTGAACGATTAAGCGCAACAGATCTCAAAGGTGAAGAGCTTCAAGCAGAACTTCAAAAGGCAGACGCTATTGAAAAAATAAGTGAACAGGTTATTAAAAATAACAACATGCGTTTAAGTGCTGCAAAATTAGTTGCTGAATACAGAGGCTTAAAAAATGCCGATTCAGTTGAAATTCCGCAAAATTTAATTGGGTGATTTATGCCAAAGGGATCAGCAATAAAATATAGCCCAGAGCAATTAGATTTTATTAAATCAAACTGCTCATTGGGACGAAAAGAATTAACGGAAATAGTAAACACTAAATTTAATGAACAATTTAGTGTTGATCAGATTAAGTCATTATGCACTCGTAATAAATGGAATACTGGTCGAACAGGTTGTTTTCAGAAAGGATCTGTTCCATGGAATACTGGCACCAAAGGGCTTACTTCAGCGAATAAGACTAGCTTCAAGAAAGGACGTCCTACATGGAATGCTAAACCTCTAGGTTATGAGCGGATATGCTCAAAAGATGGATATGTTTTAGTAAAAATAGGCGAACCAGGTAAATTTGGATTAAAGCATAGAATTGTTTGGGAAAAAGTTAATGGACCAATTCCGGAAGGACAAGTAATTGCATTTAAAAACCAGGATAAAACAGATTGTCGAATAGAGAATTTGATTCTAATGAGCAAAGCTGAAATGGTTCGGTATAGCCAAAGTTTTCACAAACTTGCCACACCTCAAAACAATGAATCTTGTTTGTTAATGGCAAAGATTAAAAATGTTAAACATCAATTATATAAAAAGGTGAATGCATGAAAGTTCTTCTAAAAATTCACCCTCTAATAGGTACGACATATTTAATTTGGGATGAGCTGAATAAATGGAGGAAGATTGATGGGTGTTCTTAAATATATTATCACTGTCGAAAGCGATAGTCCTCCACAAGTAATGCTCGGTCAAAATATTGGTGGTGGAATTGTTAAAGAATTGAAAGAAGTGGAAGTTGAATTAGTTTCTGCAGCACAGCTCGCCGAAAAATATAGTCTATCCACCACGACAATTAGAGACCGTCTCGCATCAATAGATCAAGGTACACCTGGCAAGGCATTATACAACCCTCGCTTAGCCCATGATTTACTTAGCACTAAAAATAAAAAAAGAGGCAGACCGAGAGCTAATTAGCTCTCACTGTCATTAAACATCTCAACTAAATCCTGCGCATCCGGATTGTAATAAGTGTTAATTAATATCCCAATTGTCTTATGTCCCGTAATTTTTGCTAAAACCTCAACCGGTAATTTACGAAACTTAACCATCCTTGTGATGGCTTCATGTCGAGTATCATGAAAATTGATTTCAGGAAGTTTTGCTTTTTTCTTAACCCTCATCCACATTGCACAAAATATATTCTTATCAATTGGCAATAATTTGTCATTTTCTGCAGGAAGCAATGAGAGTAAGCGTTTGGCTTCTTTTGAAAGTGGTACGTTACGAGACTCACCGTTTTTAGTCATTGGTAAATGAATAAAACCATCACGTAAGTCTGCTCTACGCATAGATAATATCTCACCCTGCCTCATTGCTGTTTCCAGAGCAAACAAAAAAGCCCACGCGACATATTGTCTAGAACTGACAGGTGTTGTTGTACCGTCCCACTGCAACACTTTCAATAGAGTTTCTTGTTGTTCTGGAGAAATTCTTTGATCTCGTGATTTTTCTTTATTTGGCATTGTTACTGAGTGCCAAACGTTAGACTCAATCAAAAACAACTCTTTCATTGCATAGGTAAACACTGCAGAATAAATTGCATGTTCATTTCTTAATGTAGCTACTTTAACTTCTTTTTTTCTATTATTGCGCCATTCTGCAATATCTGCAGGCTTAAAATCATAAATTGACTTCTCAGCCAGGTTCGGGGCGATACGGTCTAAGTTTTTTATTTTAAAGTTGATGGTACGAGCCGATCGCATGTGTCGACCATGTTCTTCATAATATTTATTACATAATTGTCGAAATGGATAAGCAGGTTTAATACCTTGTTCAAGATTAGCTTTACCGGTCTTAAGTTCAAGTAGTTTAAGAGAAGCCCATTGTTCACATTCTTTTGAAGTATCTCTTGTCGCTGAATATCTCTTATTATCAAAAGTTACAGTAATACGCCAACTTGATCCACGTTGTATTGGTTTTGGAAGCTTCAT